TTTGACATGGAGGGCTGTAGCTAAATTGAAAAATTCTGTTAATACTAATCTTCTGATATTGGATGAGACTTTCGATTCTTCGTTGGATGCTAATGGAACAGAGTATTTGATGAATATGTTACATGCGCTTGATGGTGTCAACTTATTTGTTATTTCACATAAGGGCGATGTTCTACAAGAGAAATTCGATGAAGTCTTAAAATTCAAAAAAGAAAAAGGTTTTTCTAAAATTCATAAATGATATTCGTAGCTTCATATATCAGTGAAGAAGATGACAGATCATCTTCGATATATCAGATTAAAGAAAGTGAATTTATTGTTGTAATTAAAGATAGTAAACAAATGAAATATAAAACTTTTAGCGGCTTAAAAGTTGCTGAAGATTATGCAGAGGAGTGGGTTACAAAAAATGAGTGAAATTCTTACAATCAATACTACAGACAGTATTCCTAAACAAGAAAGTTTAGAACTTCCCATATATGATGAAAATTTTTATATGCTTAGGCAAATTATGCCTGAATATACGGAGCCTCTGCCGAGCTATTCGATTTCCAATATTGCCCAAAAACTTAAGGCAACTATGGTAAAGTATAGCGGTATTGGTCTTTCTGCCAATCAATGTGGAGTTCAATTGAGAGCTTTTGTTATAGGCACCAGTGAATTCCAGATGTTTTGTTTGAATCCTAAAATCGTAGGTGTGTCTGAAAACACCACAAAAGTTAAAGAAGGGTGTCTTTCCTTTCCGGGTCTTTCATGTCTTATTGAAAGACCAGAGACTATTAAAGTCGAATATCTTGACGAAAACGGAAATTTGAAGCAAGATGTTCTTTCCGGAATTACTGCCAGATGCTTTCAACATGAGTTAGACCATTTAAATGGTGTGCGATTTATTGATCATATTGGCTCTCTGTCTTTGAAGATGGCAAGAGAGAAACAGAAAAAATTGATAAAAAAGATAAAACGAAAATAGTGTTGTAAATAAACAACACCGTTGACATCGAAGTAGATCTGGGATATACTTCGTCTATGAATAATTTTGAGTGGGTGCTATAATATGACTTTTACCGCAGAACAAAAATCTCAGCTAGCTAAACTTATGGCTACTGAGAATCTTATTGTCGAACATCAGAAAATTGAAACTGCGATGTTCGACCCTAAGAATCGCATTCTGTATCTTCCTATCTGGTCGAATATGTCTGGTAACCTCTATGATCTTCTTTGTGGTCATGAAGTAGGCCATGCTCTTCACACTCCTGCTGAAGGTTGGCATAAAGAAGTTGTTGATCCTTCTAAGCCTAAATCCTATAAACATTTTCTGAATGTCATTGAAGATATTAGGATCGAGAAGAAGATCAAGCGCAAATATCCCGGTCTCCGTCTTCCATTTGTTCTTGCTTATAAAGAACTTTTGGATAAAGATTTCTTTGGCATTAAATATCAAAATCTAGATAAGATGTTCTTTATTGATCGTCTTAACATTTACATGAAAACCCACTATAATAGTGGTCTCATCAGTTTTAGTGATATCGAAAAAGGTTTTGTGAAGCGTTCAGAAGAGACTGAAACATGGGAAGATGTTGTCAATCTTACTGATGAAATCTTTGAATATTCCAAAAAAGAACAATTCGAACAATTCCCGAAATCCCCTACTCATATTCAATATGAGTTTGATGATTTTGATGATTTTGATGAGTATGGCGATGATTTTGGATATGAAGAATGTGAAGATGGAAGTGATAATGGATTTTCTGACTCTGGTTCTAATTCTGATGAAAGCCCTGAAAATTCTGAATCCAAGAAAACTAATAACGAAAAAGAATCTTCGACAGATTATAGTCAATCGAAGTATGCTCCTGTTTGTAGGACGGATGAAAGTTTTCGTGAAAGAGAAAGTGTTCTTTTAGATGATAGGGCTAAGCCTTACCACTATTTGAATATTCCCAAACCTATTCTTAATAATATCATTACCCCCTATGATATCGTTCATGGGAATATCGTAAGTTACTATAAAAACAATAACTTATTTTCTGATAAATTTATCACTAGTAAAGTGAATAAATTCAAAGAGAAAAATAATAGGTTTATTGATCTTCTTGTTAAAGAATTCGAGATGCGTAAAGCGGCAAAATGCTACAGCAAATCGAAAACTTCTGATACAGGTGACATTGATATTTCTAAACTTTCTAGTTATAAGTTTGACGATAATATTTTTAAGAAAATTACTACTGTTCCTAAAGGCAAAAAGCATGGGCTAATCTTGTTGCTTGATAAATCCGGGTCTATGGATTCTAATCTTCCCGGATCTATCGAACAAATTTTGATTCTTTCTATGTTTTGCAGGAAAGTTAATATTCCGTTTGTTGTTTATGGATTTGGTAATTCTCATCAAGGAAGAGTTTGTGATTTTCCGTTTGATGGAAGTGGTCCTTGTTTTACGGAAAATCCTACTCAATTGCTTTTGAGTTCAGTTTATCTTAGGGAATATTTGAATAGCAAGATGTCTAACTTTGTTTTCAACTCTTGTGTTCGAAATATGATTTGTTTGAAAGAAGGCTTTACTCGCTCATACGTTCCAGATAGTGAAAGTCTTTCTAATACACCATTGATACAAGCTATCGTTTCTTTGGCAGATGTTATGAACGATTTTCGTAAACAAAATTCTCTTGAATTTTCGAATTTGATTATCGTTCATGATGGTGAATCTGATGGAATTAATCATTATTATCCGTCTAATAGGGTGGGGGTTGAGTCTATCAATACCTCAAGGGCTAATTATATCTTGACTGATAAGAAGAATAAGTTTAATTTTACTTTGGATAAAGAATCTGGTAATCCTGTTTATCGAGCCACTCTTGAGTGGTTTAGGAGCACCACGAATTCTAAAATCTTCTCGTTCTTTATTTTCAAAGGAAATCGACATAATTTGAGTTCTGCAATATATAAATTTTCGGATTCTGGTGTAGATGAAAGTATGATAAAAAAATTCAATAAAGAAAAATTTCTTGAATTGAAACCTCCCGGCTACGATAGTTTCTTTCTTATTTCTGGTGGTAATGATCTTAAAGTTTCAGATGATAATTCTCTAAATGAAATAACATCCGAATCGACTAAAGCTGACATTAAAACTGCTTTTTCAAAGTTCTATAAGAGTAAGACTGTTAATCGAGTTTTGGTTTCTAGGTTCATTGAAGGCATAGCTACCTGATCTTCCGACTCCCCTCCCCTCTCCAATTTTTTGGGGGGGAGGGGGTTGACAGGGGCATTTTTTTGGGTTATACTATCTTCTCAACTACTGAAAGGTGTACTATATCATGACTACTAGGCTTGAAAAGCGTCAGAAATTCTACAACGCTCTTAGCTGCCTCAACAAACCGACTGTCACTAAGGCTGAAATTGATCAAATCTGTCAATCTATCGGTCTTCCCGGTGTACAATGGTTTACTAATGATCCTGCGAATAAGATTAGTCGCGGAATCTATAAAGCGACCTTTAACAACACTATTGTTGAAAAGCCTATTGAAACTTTTGAAGAAACTGAGACTATTGAAATGAAAAATACTGTGGTACCTATGACTAAACCTACTTTTAAATCTGATAACAAGATCTCTAACGTAACTACCGATTTGGATAATTCTGATCTTATTCCAGAAGTTTATCCTAACTATGTACCTTTTGGTAATTTTAGTGATATTCTGGAAATTGTAAAAAGTAATCGATTCTTCCCTGTTTTCATTACTGGTCATTCTGGTAACGGTAAAACTATGAGCATTGAACAAGCTTGCGCCAAAGCTAAACGCAAATTTATCTGTGTTTCGATGACTCCCGATACCGATGAAAGTGATCTTCTTGGTAATTTTGTTCTGATCAATGGTAATATGGAATGGCGAGATGGTCCAGTCACTACAGCCGCTCGACAAGGTGCGGTTCTTTGTATTGATGAAATCGACTATGGTGCTCAGAATCTTTCATGTCTTCAAAGGGTGTTGGAAGGCAAACCTTTTATGCTTAAGAAAAAAGGTGAACTTGTAGAACCCGCTAAAGGTTTTACTATATTCGCTACTGCCAATACCAAAGGAAAAGGTTCTGAGGACGGTCGCTATATGTTCACCAATGTTCTGAATGAAGCTTTCCTTGAGCGATTCCGTAACACGATGGAACAAGAATGGCCTTCGAATACGATTGAAAAGAAAATCATCAAAAAAGAACTAGTTGCTATCAATAAAGAAGACGATGAGTTCGCTGAATTGCTTGTTACATGGGCTGACGTTATTCGTAAAACCTTTAGCGAAGGCGGGTGTGACGAAGTTATTTCTACAAGGCGTTTGGTTCATATTGTCCAAACTTATGGAATTTTTGATGACAAAATTAAATCTATCAAAATGTGTTTGAATAGGTTTGATGAAGATACCAAAGCTTCGTTTTTGGATTTGTTTTCTAAAGTAGATCCGACTCCTAAATCTGATTCTCCGGATAAGCCTGTTGGTAATATTGCTGAAGAAATTTCTTTCTGATTGAAAGGAGTTTATATGACGATGATTATGATTGATAAAAAAAAATTAGAACTTGCGCTGGAGGCATTGGAGCGGAATGTGCAACACAAATACCCGCTAGAGTTCACAAAAGCCATTCGACTTGGAGAAGAATCCATCAACGCCCTCCGCACCGCGTTGGAGCAGGAGGAGATAGATTGGTCGTTGCTGGAGGCCACACAGTCATCGCTGCGCGAGCACATGGCTGAGATCCGCAGGCTCCGCGCTGCGCTGGAGCAGGTGCCGGTGGGGTGGAACTCCGTTGGTGCTACCTCGCTTGAGTTTGAGACTGAATGCTCAGACGGAACACGGTTCCTCAACGTAGCAGAAATGCCCAATCATGCGGTGCGCTGGCGCGTGGTCACCCCACCCCGCCGCGAGTGGGTCTCGCTGACGGATGCGGAAATCGACGCATTGCTGCTTACAACCAGCGGCTCAGTCATCCCTTTCTATCGAGCAATGTCTCGCGCCGTTGAGGTCGCGCTGAAGGCAAAGAATCATGGCTGACCTAAAACCCGCGCTAGAACAGGCTCTGAGAGCATTGAAAGTGGCTAGGGTTTCTGCCCTACATCCCGATAGCGTGTCAATGTATACTGCTGCAATCATCCGTGCAGAGGTTGATTTGGCTAATGATGCATTTACCGTAAGTGAGTCCGTCCTTGAAGAGTTGAATGAATCAGAAACACAAAATGATTTTGGTAAATATAAACCGTTAAAGTGTGAATGTCATCTCTGTATTCGTAAAAAAGATTTACGAGGACCTGAAGGATTTCCTTTAAATCTAACTAAAATGATTCTATGTTCAAATTGTGGTAATAAACGTTGCCCAAAAGCAAGCGATCATAGCTTAGAATGCACTGAAAGTAATTCTCCAAATCAACCGGGTAGTGTTTACAGAGATCCGGTGGCATGGAGATGGTGTGAAAGAAATTATTGGTATGATTGGACTACAGACTGGACTCATTATGAGAAGGTAAAGTCCATGGGTTTTAAGATTGAATATGCCTATCCTGATGTGGAAAACTAGACATATTCATTTTAAAAAAATGATTTAGGTTTCATTCTAAATCAAGAATCTTTTAATGAATGACAATCATTTATTCATTAAAAGAAAATTTTTAAACAACTAAAGGAGAACTTATTATGACAGCAGTTGAAAAAATCGTTTATCATCTTAATGACGTTGGACCTCTTTCGGTTCAACAAGTTAAATCCGTGTATGGTGTGAAAAATGTGAAAACTCTTTTCCGAAATCGTAAAGATATTCAGTATGTCTATCGTACTGATGATCTTGGTAAAAAGACTGAATTCGTTCAGTCGAAAACCGCATGTAAACAGAATCAGGTTATTAATCATTTCAAATCGGGCCTTCCTCTTTCGTCTAAAGAGATGCGTTATTATTTCGATATCCCCAATCCTTCTGCTTTGATTAATGATATTAGGAAGAAAGGTTTCGATATTAAACTTGAAACCAGCACTACATCTGATGGTGAAAAGGTTTCTTTCTATTCGTTGAGTTTGATTAAGGCTAAAAGCAAAAGCAAAAAAAGTATGTTTGTTGATGCTATGAATAAACTTCGCCAGAATAAACAGGAAATTGTCGCCTAAAACTGTTGACTAATCACTGGAGGAGATATATACTCTATATCTCCTCTTTTTTATTATAGGTACATTATTATGGAAATACAGGTTAAAATTGATGAATTGAGACAGAATAAAGTATTCATTGCTACGCCAATGTATGGTGGAATGGCTCATGGTTTGTATATTAAATCATGTCTTGATTTACAAAATATCATGACGAAATATGGGATTGAAACTAAATTCTCATTTTTGTTTAATGAATCTCTAATTACCCGAGCAAGAAATTATCTCGCAGACGAATTCCTTCGTTCTGATTGTACTCATTTGCTTTTTATCGATTCTGACATTCACTACAACGCACAAGATGTTATTGCTCTTCTTGCCTTGGATAAAGATGTGATTGGTGCTCCTTATCCTAAGAAAGCGATCAATTGGAAAAATGTAGCCGACGCCGCACGAAAGCATCCAAATCTTGAACCAAGAGAATTGGAAAAATTGGTTGGCGAATTTGTTTTTAATGTTGTGAAAGGCACTAAACAATTTTCGGTCACAGAACCTCTTGAAGTCATGGAAATCGGAACGGGATTCATGATGATTAAGCGACACGTTTTCGATAAACTGAAAGACGCATTTCCTATGATTCATTACAAGCCAGATCATGTTGGTCAGGCTAATTTTGATGGAACTAGGTATATTCACGCATATTTTGATACAGTCATTGATTATAAAGATTCTATCACTGGAGGTGGGTCGGATCGTTATTTGAGTGAAGATTATATGTTCTGCCAAATGTGGAGAAAAATTGGAGGTCAAATTTATCTGTGTCCTTGGATGAGAACTCAACATATCGGAACTTACGCCTTCACCGGAGATATGCCTTCTGTGGCAAACTATACTGGAAGGCTTTAATACAAATGATTGATAAGAATGTAGAGAATGTGGTAGAATCCTTTAAACAAAGGATGGAAAAAGGCTATAAAAAATACGGAGTCACCACAGAACGAACTGATATAGATATCGAAGGTTGGTTACAGCATCTTCAAGAAGAATTGATGGATGCTGTAATCTATGTTGAAAGACTTAAGACAAGCGTGAAGGAACTTAAAAAATGAAGTTGTCTAGTGAAACTATCTCTATTTTGAAAAATTTTGCAAACATTAACTCGGGGATTTATCTGAAAAAAGGTACTCTGGTTAAAACTGTATCCTCGCATAAAACTATTTTGGCAGAGGCTACTATTCCTGATTATATTCCAGCCAATTTTGGAATTTATGATTTGAATGAATTTTTGTCAGTAGTGTCTCTCCATAAAGATGATATTGATTTGGAATTCGATTCAAAAAATATTGTTCTTTCCGGAAGAGGTGGAAGGAGCAAAATCAAATATCGCTCTTGTGATCGTACCATGATCGTCACTCCACCTGAAAAAGAAATTCAGATGCCAGATTCTGAGATTAATTTCAATCTTTCTTCTGACGATTTTCGATGGATTCTTGATGCAGCTAATGTTCTTGGTTCTCCTCAAATTTCTATTGAAAGCGACGGAGAGCGAGTCACAATCAACACTATCGATTCTGCAAACGATTCAACCCACACAGAATCCCTTGATCTTGATGTAAAAGGTGATGGATCTCTCTATAAGGTTCTGTTTAAAACTGAAAATGTTTCTAAAATTATCATGGGATCTTATTCTGTGAAAATTTCTTCAAAATCTATTTCAGAGTTTACTAACAACAAATATCCTATCAAGTATTGGGTTTCTACTGAAGTGGGTTCCGTTTTTAGCGGAGATAATTCATGAGCGCAAAAAGTGGTTTTGTGAAATTTAGAATGCTTGGAAAATATTCGGAAAATGATATTTTCATCAACACTAATTATATCTCACGAATCATACCCACAGATAATGAAAAACTTTTAAATATTGTGATGAGCGATGGTTGTTCTTATCTGATTAAAGATACTGACGAATCTATCGAATCTATGATTTTCAAGATCAAGTAATAGTATATACTATGACTTTTTTTAATTATGATAAAAAGGTGAATTATGGACCGTCTTCTTTGGGTGGAAACTTATCGACCGCAGAAAATTTCGGATTGTGTTCTCCCGGAAAGGCTAAAAAAACCTTTTCAGGAGTATGTAAATCAGAAAAATATTCCGAATCTTCTTCTGTATGGTGGACCGGGAGTGGGAAAAACAACCGTCGCGAAGGCAATGTGTCGGGAGGTTGGTTGTGATTATTTGGTAATCAATGGATCAGACGAATCTGGTATTGATACCTTTAGAGTTAAAATTAAAAATTATGCTTCGTCTGTTAGTCTTACTGGTGGGAGAAAGGTCATCATTATCGATGAGGCTGATTACCTGAATCCCAATTCAACTCAGCCTGCTCTTCGTAATGCGATTGAGGAATTTTCTAAAAACTGTTCTTTTATTTTTACCTGTAATTATAAAAATAAGATTATTGAGCCGCTTCATTCTCGTTGCGCTGTAATTGATTTCTCTCTGAAATCTAATGAGAAAGCTCCTATGGCTAGTGAGTTTTTCCATAGGGTTTCTCATATTCTTTCTGAAGAGAAGGTTTCTTTTGACTCTAAAGTTGTGGCTCAACTAATCATAAAATACTTCCCGGATTTCAGGAGAATTTTAAACGAACTTCAGAGATATTCTCAATTCGGTAAAATTGATTCTGGTATTCTTTCTCAAATCTCCAATGTCTCTATTTCAGAGGTAATTGGTCATATGAAGGAGAAAGATTTCAGTTCAATTAGAAAATGGGTTGCTTCTGGAGATTATGATTCTAATCAAGTTTTCCGTCAAATCTATGATGGTCTTTATGACATTCTTAAACCACATAGTATTCCTCAAGCTGTTCTTATTATTGCAGACTATCAATACAAACAAGCTTTCGTGGCAGATCAAGAAATCAATCTGGTCGCTTGTTTAGTTGAAATTATGGCTAATTGTGATTTTCTATGAGTTCCAATCCATTTGTTTATGTAGATCAGATTCTTCATGGGAAAGAGAATCTTATTATCGATTCTAATACTGAAAAAGCATATAATCCATTTCTCATTAATAAAGGTCTTTCATATCATTATGATTGTCTTCTATATGCAAACGAAATGAATATGCGTCATTTTGCTGACAAAAAAATGCAAAATGATTTTTTGATAAATAGTATTAGGTCGAAAAAGAGGCCCTTCGTGAAGTGGACGAAATCTGAAAAGATTGAAAACCTTGAAGTTATAAAATCATATTTTAACTATTCAGAATCTAAAGCAAAAGATGCTTTACGTCTCCTCAGTGAAGAACAAATCCAAAAAATAAAAGAAAAAACCGATATTGGTGGATTAAGGAAATGATATGTCTGATATATTTAAAGGAGTTGGAATTGAAATAACACTAAACAGTGAAGATGATTTTCTTAAAGTTCGCGAAACTTTGACAAGAATTGGAGTGTCGTCAAGAAAAGATAAAGTGTTATATCAATCGTGTCACATTTTACATAAGCAAGGAAGATATGTAATTCTGCATTTTAAAGAATTATTTTATCTTGATGGTAAGCCTTCGTCGTTGACTGAAAATGATATTGAACGAAGAAATACCATAGTAAATTTACTTGAGGAGTGGGGATTAATTAAAATTGTCGAAGAAGAGAAATCTAAAATCGCCAATATGTTAGCACCTCTTCATCAGATTAAAGTCATTTCCTTTAAAGAAAAAGATGAATGGAATTTGATAAGTAAATATACAATAGGAAAGAAGAAAATTGAGAAATAATCATGAATACGAACAGCATAAAATTAAAAAATCTTTATACTGGAGAGATAGTTTGTGTAGAAGAACTTTATCTTGAAAAAGTGGATAGATACGACGATATCGAATTTATCCGCGTTTATAAAGAAGAAAATCCTACAAGAAAATATTTGGTTAACCGTCTAGCATATGAGGTTATCAAAAGCTAAAAGTTTCCTCGGGATGGGAACGTAAAGGCTCCACTACCTTAGGGGCGTTAAAGCTGACACAACGTTATGGTGTCCCTGTATTCAGTAAGCAGGAACCGTAGATGCCTTTGGGGTCTACTTTTAATTATTAACTCGCTAAAAATAGGAGAAAAAAATGCAAAATAAACCTTTTAATTTTAATTCTTTGCTTGGTTTCGATAGAGTTTTTGATGCTCATGCTCAAGAACTTCTAAAACAAGCTACTTATCCACCTCATAATATTATTAAAACCGCCGCCAATAATTATTTGGTTGAACTTGCTATTGCTGGTTTTGATAAATCGGAAATTGAAATTGTTGTCGATTCTGGATACTTGACTATTAAAGGTGATAAAAAAGAAACCCAAAATAATTATGACTATATTCATAGGGGAATTGCTAATCGATCCTTCAATAAGAAAATTCTCATTGCAGAAACTATTGAAGTTAAGAGTGCAATTTTTGTTGATGGTATTCTTAAGATCTTTTTGGAAAATGTTATTCCAGATCATAAAAAACCAAAAAGAATCGAAATTTTATCTACTGATCCACAATTGCTTCAAGAATTCAAAATGAATTCTTTCTAAAAATAGGGGGACAAGCCCCCTATTTTTGCCCATATAGTATTTTTTATTTGATATACTTTGTTTTTATTATGGAGAATCTTAATGCGTATCGCTTTAGCTTCTGATGTTCACCTTGAGTTTGGTTATTGGGAACCTGTAAACCCAGAAAATGCCGATGTTCTTATTCTATCTGGTGACATTCTTGTTGCTAGTAAAATCAAAGACAATAATACCTTCACAGACTTCCTAAAACAATGTAAAGATAATTACAAAGAAGTTGTTTATGTTGCGGGTAATCATGAACATTACCATGGAAATTTCAAAGAAAATTTTTCCATCTTATCTGAAGAATCGTCTAGAGTTGGAATCCACTACTTAGAGAAATCTCATGTAGAAATTGGCGAATATCTTTTTATCGGTGGAACAATTTGGACAGATTTGAATAAAGGTGATCCCTATACTTTATATGATGTTTCAAGATATATGAATGATTATAGATTAATTTATAATCTTGATTCTTTACTGAGACCTGAAGACACTATAGAGGAACACAAAAACACTCTTGC